GTGATGATGCAATCAGTATTGAGTATGTGATCGGCTACGGAGACAGCGCCTCAGATGTGCCTGAAACCATTCGGCACGCCTTGATGCTTATGGTTGGCCACTGGTACGACAACCGCGAGCAAACTCAGATGGACGAGCTTTCGGACATCCCGTTCGGCTTCATGGAGCTTCTCAATATCCATCGTGAGGCTTGGTATGGTTAAGGCTGGCCTCATGCGAGACCGAGTTGTCTTTCAGCGTCTCTCTGAGGGCGCTGTTGACGATTATGGTAACGTGTATAGCGGCTGGGCCAACTTGGCCACCAGATCGGCTGATTTGCGGGAGCAGAAGGGTCGTGAGCGCATTACTGGAGGTGCTCTGTCAGATGTGGGTCTGGCTACCATGCGTGTTCGCTCGGATAGCGCCACATCTGCGATAACTTCAGCGGATCGGGTGGTGGCAAGAGGCATCACTTGGGCGATTAAGGATGTCATGCAGGTTGATGCTAAAGATACGCTGCTTGAGTTTGTTCTTGAGAAGGGTGTTGCGGCATGAAGGTAACGGGCCATGTAAAGCTCATGCGTCAACTTGGCGACCTGCCAAAAGAAACGCACAAGGCGCTTGAGAAGTCTGTATCGCGCACCGTGAACTTGGGTGTCCGAAAGGCAAAGGCTATTGTCCCAGTAGACAGCGGTGAACTCAAAGAGGGCATCAATGGCCACATGCACCAGAAGGACGGCCAGATTTACGGCTTCGTCAACTTTACAGATGGCACGAAAGAAGACGCCATCAAGGTTGGCGCTGTGAACTATGGGCGCAAGAATGCTCGCTCTTCTGCGGGAACTCGACTGAGGGCAACGGCCTCAACAGGCCAGACATCTGGCTATCAGTTTATTGAGACAGTCAAGCTCATGATTGGCGACCGCCATCGCAGAGCAGTGACCCGCAATATCAACAAGGCGATCAAGGATGCGATGAATGGCTGATGGTTACGCACTTGCTACGCAAAAAGGCATTCTGGCCGCGCTGAGAGCAGCGAGCGGGGTGACTGGTCTTGTGTCAACGCGCATTTATGACGAGCCGCCACAGGACGTTGTTTTTCCTTATTTGCGCTTCAACACAATTCAGCCAAACGCTTTTGACACCGACACGGCAGAAGGCTCTCTGGTTGACATCAGCTTGGAGGCTCATTCTCGCAGCGCCTCTGGTCGGGTTGAGGCCACACAGATAGTTGAGGCCGTTCAGGCGGCTTTGCACAGGCAGGAAGCGTCAGTCACGATTGCTGGCTATACTCTGGTCGAATTGATTTTTGACGCAATTTCTGTCACAAGAGATAATGATGGGCGGGGATATACCGCTGTCATTTCATTTCAAGCGATGCTTGATACCGCCTAAATTCCGCGCTCTGGGCAAGCGCTCTTAAAGGAGGCCGATCATGGCTAAACAACTTGGACGCGCCCTGCTGGTTAAGATCGGCGATGGCGAAGCATCTGAAGCATTCTCAAACCTGTGCGGGCTTAACTCAAAGTCGCTCACAATCAACAACTCGTCTATTGATGTGACGACACCAGACTGCACGGCCCCAGAAGGCGCGCTCTGGACGCAAACTCTGGCCGGTCTCAAGAATGTTTCCGCCTCTGGCGATGGCTTCTTTGAAGACAGCACAGCCGAAGCGCGCATGAACACTGTGGCTATGGCCGCTGACAACTCGGTCAACATGCAGATTGTCGTGCCTGACTTCGGCACATACGCTGGCGCATTCCGTATCTCATCGCTTGAGTTTGGCGGCGAGACAGAAGGCGGCGTTACCTACTCGCTTTCGCTTGAAAGCAATGGCGCTGTTACGTTCACGGCGGCATAAATGAGCATCACGGCTGAAGCGCCGCGTGGGGGTGTTGTCGAGTATATCGGCGACACCTCATACACGTTCCTGCTGCGCAATCGAGAGATTGAGCGCTTTGAGGATAAGCACCGAGGCATCTTTGAGCTTTGGGATGGTTTCTTTGGGCGTGGCGTAAAGCCGAAAAGCTCAGAGGTCCGTGACCTTCTTGCGCTGGCGCTTGTCGGTGGTGGCATGAAAGACAGCGATGCTGATGCTGTGCTGTCTGATTGCACGCCCGCTGACTTGATGCGCTTGTTTCAAATTGGGCAGGCGGTTGTGGGCGTTGCATTCATGCCTGACGCTATGGAAGAGGCTGATATAAAAAAAAAGACAGTGAGCCAGCCCCAAAGCGACTGAATGTTCGGGGCATGATAGCCAACGGGATTGTCATAAGCTTACGTCCTGAAGAAATCCGTGATATGATCCCGAAGGACGCTTGGCTTGTGTTTGGTGGGTGGAATGATGCACACTCCCCTAAGAAGGCAGGATCGGACGCCATGTCGGCGGAACAATATCGCAATCTTGTGGAGCGAGTAGATGGCAATTAGCGCAGAAAAATTAAACATCATTCTTGCCGCTCGTGACAAAGAGTTCACAAAGGCGATGGAGCGCAGCCAACGCCGCGTTGAGATGTTTGCCAAGAAATCGCAAGGCGGTCTGTCCAAGACGTCCAAATCATTTGATGACTTGGCTGGCATTGCAAAAAAGCTGGCTCCTGCTCTGGCCGCTGCGTTTAGCGTGAAGGCATTCGATAACGCCTTGAAGGGTGCTGTTGAGATTGACAACCTGTCAAAGATTGCAGGCGTGGCGTCTGATCGCTTTCAGGTTCTAGCTCTGACATCCTCGCAGTTTGGGATTAGCCAAGAAAAGCTTTCTGACATCTTGAAAGATGTGAATGACAAGTTCGGTGACTACATGCAGACGGGCGCTGGCCCTCTAGCTGACTTCTTCGAAAAAATCGCGCCGAAGGTTGGCCTTACTGCGTCTGCCTTTGAGAGCTTGTCATCTGACGCAAAGCTCGGTGCTTACATCAACGCGTTGCAAGAGGCCAACGTCTCGCAGGCTGATATGACGTTCTACATGGAGGCAATTGCCAGCGACAGCACGGCCCTCGTGCGTGCGTTTGAGAACAACTCTGCGGCTATTAAAGAGATGGAGCAGAAGGCTGCTCAACTTGGCCTTGTCATAGACAAGGAGACAATAGAGAAGTCAAAGGAGGCGAAGCAAGAGCTGGACCTCATGGCAAAGGTCATGGACGTTCAGGTGACGCAGGCGCTTCTCGCTATTGCTCCCTTGGCCGTGCAAGCTGCTGGGGCGATTGCCACAATCACTTCTGAAATCTCATCTTTCTTGACTATGGGGCAGCGCCTTGCTGCCTTGTCGCAGGTTGAGCTTCTTGATGCAGACGGCCTTCGAGACTTGGCTAACGAGTATTCTGGACTTGAGAGGGAGCTTTCAAAGGTAGGGCAGGCGCAAGCGGCCTACAACAGCAATGTGGAAAGGTATGGCGAAGACTCAGATCAGGCTCTTACGTTTGCGCGGGACTTGGCAAGGGCCGAGTCGGAACTGGCTGACGCTATTGCCAAAAAGCAAGCTCAAGCAGCCGCAGAAGAATCAGCCACAAGCGGTGTGAATAATCTGCGCAAAGAAGTTGATGTGCTGAAAGAGAAAGCTCGCCTCCAGTCTATGACTGCTCAGGCTGCTGAGCGCGAGCGTATTGAAAGCCAACGCCTTGCGTATGAAAATTCAATTCTGAATGACCTTTACGCGTCTGGCAAAGATGTGACTGTTGAGCAATATGACGCTGTTTTCGAGCTTGGCAAGGCGTGGGAAGAGGCTGCAATCAATGCCAGCAAAATTCTCAACCCTATTGAGAAGGCAAAGGCGGCGACAAAGGCGGTAAAGGAAGAGACGCTTAGCGCCGCAGAGCAGTATGACCTTTTGATGCAAAAAATGCTAGACGCATCCCCAGCGCTTCAATCCCTAGGTTTTGACGCTGATAAACTGGGTAGCGTCATGCAGACCGTTGAGGGCAGCATGGAGAGTGCCTTCATGTCTATGATTGACGGCACGGCATCCGCAAAGGACGCATTCAAGTCTATGGCGGCTGAGATTATTAAAGAGCTTTACCGAGTACTTGTGGTGCAGCAAATCGTCGGGGCTATTACTGGAGCAATCACAGGCGGCAGCAGCAGCCTTGCCCCAAGCACGAGCGTGCGCCCACAGCTTCGCCCTGCGGCTTCTGGTCGGTCTGTTTCTGCTGGTGAGGCATACATGACAGGCGAGCACGGTCGCGAGCTTTTCGTCCCAAAGGTTGATGGTCGCGTTCTCAGTGCCGCACAAACAAACAACATGCAGCGCGGCGGGGGTGACAACGGTGTGACCGTCATTCAAAACAACACATTCGGCAACGGCGTAAACCGTGCTGAGATCAATGCGATGCTTCCCAAAATTGTCGAGGCATCAAAAGCCGCTGTCATGGACGCCAAGCGCCAAGGCGGCTCATATGGAAAGGCGTTCGGATAATGGCCCTCACCTACCCCCTCAGCGTCCCAAGCACGGGTCGCTTCATTCAATTCAGCCTGACTGCCCAAAACGCCGTGGCATACTCTCAAAGCCCGTTTACCTTTGCTGGGCAGGCGCACGCCTACTCAGGGCAGATGTGGCAGCTTGACGCCACGCTTAGGCCGATGAAGCGCTCCGAGGCAGAGCCTTGGATAGCGTTCCTAACATCC